ACTTCGGTTAGGGTTCGCTCCGTCATCGGCCCTTTGATGCGCTTAAACACTGCCGCCATGTTCTGGCGTACTCGATCTGCTCCGCGAATAGGCATGTCAGGTCACCGTTCGGAAATCAGGCGTGTCGTCGAACATCTGCATGTCCCATTCCATGTGGCTGCGGACTTCTTGCCAGTCGGTCGGGGCAACCGTGTTCAACAGGATCAAATCTCGGTGCTTTGGCCGCGGATCTTCGGACCAGATAATGTAACTGGACACGAATTCAGCGCCGGTCGCGTCGCGCATTTCCTTGGACTCAGCGGCCCAGGTGCAGGCAATCACGTACTCGTCGCCGTAGACAACGCCGCCGTTCTCCAGGTCCTCATCAATGAATGGACGCACCCTGGCGGTGTTCTTGTAGCTCCAGCGTGCCACTGAGCTCATCAGCAGTCACCGATCGGCGCCTTGCCGATGAACAGCGCGCAGTTAGCCGCATTGGGGTCTTCCGGAACGATTGCCGACGTACAGCCCGACGCGTCGAGGCCTTGCAGCAGGTACAGGTACTTCTTGTAGCCCTCGCTCAGCGTGCCGAACGCATAGGACCGGGCCGCGCCCGAGGGTGCCCGCTCCGACGTTACCTGGCGGTTGGGTTGCATGATGCCGAACAGGGCGAGTAAGTAGTACTGGATCAGCCCGATGGTTGTCGCTGGATACCCCGCATCAACCAGGCACTGATAAACCGAATTGACCTGATCGACGAGAAGCTGCAAGAACACATCCGGCAGTGTAATGCCGAGCGAGGCAAGGAAGGTGCGGGCGTCTTCAAGGGTCAGCATCGGTTAGGCTCCAGGTGATGGCCTTGAGTTTATCCGGTGTGGCGACGAAATGCGAAAATACCTGTTGACGTAGTGTTCAAGGTCGAATATTGTTTGTGCATCGAAACCGAAAACCTGGAGTAACGTCATGTGGCCCTTTGGAAGTTGGCAAGAAATCGCGAAGTATAAATGCACTGCCGAATTCGGTGGCCTTCTACGTTCGGACGGATTTGAACCCGTTGTTCTTCGGCTAGAAAAGCATTCTCGCACTAAGCGTTTTCGTGCTTCCATAACGCGCATTTGCGGGCTCACTTATGAAGTGCCTTTAGATTTCTTGCCTAGCGAACTACAGGAGCTTGTGAAATGATCAAAGACCAAACCCTCGACGAGGCTATCGTCGAAGCAATGCGATTCGTGAAGGCCGCTAAGGCACTGCGTGCGAAGCGTAAAGATGAACCCGGGCTGAAGACCTGCCGCTCTACCGCCTGCTACGTGGTCAACGAGGTTGACGCGAAGGCGTGCAAGGTCTGCGGTGGAAAAGAGTTCTGGATGCCCATCTACGCAGACGTCAAAGAACACGCCGCCTGCAAGCGCGCGAGCCTGGACCTGACCCGTAAACTGGCAGACTTGAGGGCTGGACGATGAAAAACGAACGTCGCACACAGGCAAACTGCGGCTCCAAGTGGCCGTACCCGGGCGAGCAGGCCGTAACCGACGATATTTACTACCCGGCAGCTTTGCGCCTCGCTCAAATCGAAGCCGAAGAGGCCAAGCGCCAAGCGCACGAAGCTAAGAAACTGGCCGTGCGTATGGCCAAACACACGGTAGCCTACCAAGTTCTCGCCCTTCTCGGCTGGGCGGCGGTCGTCGTTATGGGGGTGTTTTATGGGTCAATCGGTTGAAGGCTGTGAGGATAATGAGCCACAAGGCTGCACATGTGACGAAGACGAGCAATCCGAGCATGAGTGCCCTTTTAAAGCAGAAATCCATTGTAACTATGAAACCTGCCGATGCTGCGAGTACTGCACTCACCAATGCGCAATGGACATATGAAAAACGGCGCCTAGGCGCCGTTTTACTTACCGCCGACCGTCGTCACTTCTTCAGGTCTTCCAGCAGGGCCGCTGCATCAGCGTTGGCCTTGTCGGTGATGGCAGTGGCGTCAGCGTTGGCCTGCTTCAGGATTTCAGTCGCTTTGGCTTTCGCCTCGTCGATGATTTCCTTAGCCTTGCCCTTCGCTTCCTTGTCGGTCATGCCGGCGCCTTCGGCTTCCAGGCGCTCGCCCAGCGGGCGGACGCGGGAACGCAGCAGATCGGAGCTTGGCAGGTTGTCGTCGCCGACTTCCAGTTTCAGCACGTCTCCCGGCTTGGCGTCCTTGTAGTCGGGGTGGCCTACGAGCTGGCCCATCAGCTCGAATTCGCGAGTTTTCTTGGTCATGCCGATGCTCCATAGGCTACGCCCGAGCGGCCCGCCTGGTCGGATTTGATGAGCAGGCCCGAAGCGCTCCAGGTCATCCACTGGTAGTCAGCGAACGGCACTTGGCGCGGAATCGGAACGGTGTTGATCGCCATACCGGTCACCGGCTCGATGTAAGCGCGGTTCAGCACGACGCCAACCATCTGGTTACCGGTCAGCAGACTCGAGGTCTTGATCGCGGCGAGGCCCGGGGTATCCTCGGACAGCGCGCGGAAGAACGAACGGCTGATGGTGGTGGCGTCAACGGTACGGTTCAGGTTCGCTTCGATTTCCGCCGAGACATAGACGGTGATCGGAGCGGTGATCCGGTTGGTTGGGCCGCGCAGCGCTTGCAGGAACGCGACGAACTGGGCCTGCAACTGGGCGTAGGTCGCCGAGGTGCTGGTCATGTCCTGGGTCAGAACAACCGCCTTGGTGTTGGGGTTGGTCTTGATGCCGTAAGCGCTCGCACCCTGGTAGTTGATCAGTGGGTTGCCATCGACCATGTTCACGGTCATCAGGCGGATTACCTCGCGGGTCGCAGCGGCTTGGTGCTCGGCGATATCGTCGGCGCCGATGGTGCGCTTGCCTTCCAGTTCACGCCATTGCGCACCGAAGGTCTTTTCGTGAATCGGGATCACGACGCCGTCGTAGTCGGTAGCGATCTGGCCCATCAGCTTGGTGCCTTGACCCGACAGGGTGGTCGAACCAACGTCCATCGCGCCGATACGCTTGTAGGCAGCAACCAGTTTACCGATGGAAACCGAACGGCTCAGGGCGTAGATATCGTTGAACATCACGTCCGATTCTTGGCCGATCAGCTGAACGATCTGGTTGTCGAGGTCCAGCCAGGCGCGGGCGGACAGGTCTGGCAGGGCGTTGACCTGCAGGCCGGCGTTACGGGCAAGCGACTGGTTCCAGTGGAACCCCATCTGGCGCATTTGTTCACGCTGATCGTACTGGGTACGGATCGCGTCGCTGTTCGCGTGCAGCTTTTTGGTGATGATCAGCGACATTATTTGATCCTCATGTCGATCAGGGTGTCTACCGCAGCGCCCGCCGAGGCGAACACCGAATAGCCGATGATCGGATCGGTACCGGGCACGCCCAGGCGAACACGGCCGGCGGCATCGGCGGCCAATGGCGAATCGGCGGCCAGGGTTTGCGACGCAGCGACACGCACCAGGTACACGTCGCGGCTACGCGGGATGTAGGCCTGGCCCATTTCGTTCGCAGCGTAGCTGTACGTCAGGGTGTTCTGGTGCATCGGCGCGTTCAGCACGTAGAAATACGCGGCGGTCGCGGCAGTACCGTTGACCAGAGTGGTAGCGGTGCGGGTTACGATGTTACCGGCTTTCATGCCAGCAGCCGCAACGGGCAGCTCGAGGATTTGAGGGGTGTTTTCTTCCACCCCACCCCGATAGATTTTGCGCTTTGGACCGATATCGATAGCCATGCTCGATTACTCCGGCAGTTCGGTGGCTTTGTAGCCGTTCTGGTCGCTGTTGCCTTGGAAGCCGCTGACCAGGGGGGCCGCGCCGACCAGTTTGGCGTGGGCTTCGTCCAGCGCATTGCCGGTCAGGGCATCGGCGACAGTCTGGCCCAGGTGCTTGGCGACCACTTCGCGCTTGCCTGCCTCAGCGGCGCGGGCGTTGGCGGTCAGATCGAGCGCCAGCTTGTCGTGGTTGGCTTGCAGTTTGGTAACCGCAGCAGCGACCGGGTCTACGAGGCCTTTCACGGCTTCGAGCATCTTGGCGTTGTTGGCGGTGAGAGCCGCCGCGAGTTCTTCAGGAGTCATTTCGGGGTTGCCCTCAACGGATGGTTTGGTGTCAGGCCCCGAGTTTACCCCAAGCCCCAACGATTGCAAAATTCTATTGACAATGGGCAGGCGATCAACCCATTCGGTTTTACGCTCAACCGGTTTTTCGGCATCGGCCCACGTCACCTGGCCATCTTTGATCGAGTAGTTGACAGCCGATGGCTGGCCCTCGCGATGCACAATCGCCGTTGTGCTGTCGAAGTCTTCGACCCACACGTATTTATCGGCGCCGCCCCACTTCTTGTTCGCGGAGTCACCGAGCAAGCTGCTGATTTTGCCGTAGCTCAGATCGGACAGCACGGCGTTCACGGTGAGGGGCTTGGCGTCTTCAACGCGCACCGTGTTCACCATCAGCCCCACACCCTGTTCAGGGGTGGCCGCGCCGGTCTCGCCGATGAGGATCGCGTCATGGTCCATCACCATGTTTCGCGCCGTCCCGCGGTAGCCTTCGCCATTAGCGGTAAGGTCGGCGTAAAGGAAAATACCCGTCGAGGTGTGGATCGGCTCGCCTTTGTCGAGCGCCTCGAGTAGTTTCTTGCCGCCTTCGGTATTCGCGGCGTATTCCTCGTCCAGCCATTTTTCGGCGTAGATCCGCGCGCCGCGACGTTCAACGTTACGGTTGAACGCACCGATGTGGTGCTTGTTGATCGCCCTGGCATCGGTTGCCGACACGTAAGTGCCGTTTACGACCGGGTGGCCGAGTGGCGCCAGGGTTCCTTCCAGGCCGTGATAGCTGGCCTCGATTTCCGCATGCGTGTACAGCAGGCCATTCATAACCACTTCATCGGGCAGGGTGTAGCTGGGGATTACGGTGTATTTGCGGCCATCTTCCTCCACGCCGCGGCGGATTTCGGCGCTGTTCACCCGGTAGGTGAGGTTGATTCGCTCGCGCTGCGGCGTTGCAGCTTCGTTGACGTGAAGCGCCAGGGGTTTTACGGCTGCCCGGCCGAAGAGCCAAGCGGTTAGGCGTTTGAACATGGTCTTGACTCTCCGGAATACTTGCATTCGTGCGCATGCTAGCATATCGGCAATTCAACGACACGCCGGGCACCTCGACATGGCCAACGAACCTCAACGCCTACAGATGGCAGTGAACGCCGCCCTCAATCAACAGGCGATCTTTACTTCGAACTTCCGTGCTGCGATGTGCCGCGGCATGGGCGCCGACGACAAACGTAAATTCGCGTGGGAAGAGTACGGCTGGAAAGCTAACCTAGGGTTCGACGACTTCTACAACCTATACGACCGCCAGGGCGTCGCATACGGGGTTGTAAACCTGGTCAACAACAAGTGTTTCGAAACGAACCCCTGGGTAATTCAGGGCGACGAGACCGACGAAAAGACCGCCGAGAAACCCTGGGAAAAAGAAGTCCGGCTGTTCGCCAAGAAATCGAAGCTGTGGAAGGCCGTAAAGGCAGTTGACCAGCAGCGAATGGTTGGGAGGTTCGCCGGGTTGATCTTGCAGATTGCCGACGGGGGCAAATGGAACGAAGCAGTTAATGCTGGCGCCAAGACCGTAATCAAGGCTTTCATTCCCGCCTGGGAAGGCCAGTTAACGCCGCAGGAAATCGTCGACGATCCCAATGATATCAATTATGGCGAGCCCCGTTACTGGCAGTTTAACGAGGCTGCTGTAAAGGTCGCCGACGATACGGCCACCACCGGTAACCGCAACATACAAATTCACCCCGATCGAGTCATCATCATCGGCGATTGGCGCGCCGGCCGCAGCTTCTTGCGCGCTGGCTATAACGCATTCGTCAACCTGGAGAAGATCGAAGGGGGTAGCGGTGAGTCATACCTGAAGAATGCCGGTCGGCAGATGGCCGTAAATTACGACAAAGAAGTCGACCTGCAGCAGATTGCCCGGGCGTATAAGCTCAGTGGGGTCGGCGAACTTCAAGAACTGTTCAACGAGCAGGCCCGCGACCTCAACAACGGCGGCGACCGCCTGATGGTCACGCAGGGCGCAACCACGCAAATGTTGGTCAGCGCTGTGCCCGACCCGGCCCCGCACTATGCGACCAGCCTTCAGACCATTTCGGCTTCAACTGACGGCATCCCGGCTAAGGTCATCGTCGGGATGCAAACCGGCGAGCGGGCTAGCACCGAGGATATCAAGCAGTTCAACCGTTATGGCCAGGGGCGCCGCGTGCACCTGCTTACCGATGATATCGAGCACGTAATCGCGCACCTGATCCGCGTCAAGGCTATTAGCCCTGCGCCAGGCGGCGAGTTTACAGTCATGTGGGACGACCTGGCCGAATCGACACAAGCAGAAAAACTGGAATTCGCCGACAAGATGGCCAGCGTCAACCAGAAGAACGCCGGTAGCGGCGATCTGCCTGTGTACTCAAGCGCTGAGATTCGCGAGGCCTCCGGCTATGAGAACGACTCGGCAAGCGACCGTGCGCGCGAAGACGACATGCCCGATGTTGAGCCCGAACCTATCCCGGCGCCGGGCGCGGCAACTGCTGATCAATTGGTCGGTAACGCCTGATGGCTCGCGCGCCGATCCTGCCGACCAATCACGATGACCCGAATGGTACCGGCGCCAAGGTCCGGCAGGCGAACGACGAGTTCAAGCGCCGGATTCGCAAGTGCCGCGATGCTTACCTGGCGGTGCTCGATAGCATTCAGTTCACTAGCTACGAAACGAATTCGAAGGCATTCACGTACGAGCTCATCAAAGACGACTCGAAGCTGGGAGCTGATCGGTACCGCGTAACCCCAAACCCCATCACTACACACGCCAAGCGCTACGAATTCCTCACGCTGCCCGACGTACTGGCCCGGTCGCTTGATACCGCTGCCGACCTGGTCGACCAGTTTCTAGGCGCCGACGACGTTCGTTCGTGGTGGACGCTGCAATACGTGATCCCGGCCTATGAGAAAGGCGCTGCCGCGGCCTGGCGCAATCTCGGTGTTCAATCGACCGAATACCGGTTGATGCGGCCCTCACTCCAGTCATTGCTAACCTCGGAGCCCTATCAGCGTCGAATCGGGCTGATCAGCGCCCGCGAGTTCGAGCTGATGAAAGGCCTATCGTCCGACGTCAAGCAGGGCCTGAGCCAGCAGCTGACCGCCGGCTTGGCGCAAGGTATCGGTCCGAAGGAAATAGCCCGTAATATCACCCTGCAGACTGGGATCGAAGAGCGCCGCGCCGAACGAATTGCCCGCACCGAGATTAACCAGGCGCTGCGCACCGCTCGTATGGACGAGACGACCGACGCAGCACAGCGCCTGGGTGTTAACGTCAGGGTGCTGCATATCAGCGCCCTATCACCGACAACCCGTGCGACGCACGCCGCCCGGCACGGTAACCTCTACACCGTCGAGGCTGAGCGCGATTGGTTCGCCGAGTCCGGGCAGGCCGTGAACTGCAAGTGCTCGACCTCCGAGGTCCTGGTCGACGATCAGGGCAAACCGCTGAGCCCCGGCCTAATAGCTCGCTTGGATCGTAGCCGCGAAGCCTGGCAGGCTAGGAATGAAAAAGCCGAGTGACCGTCACTCGGCTTATAGGTTTTACGGTGTGACGGTCACGCTAGACGGTACTGTTTCACTGCGCCCCATGCCGCGTACCGCGCCTCACATCGACCGGTCTGCCCGTTGAGATACTCAACCTCTACCCTAGTCCCGCCTTCTACTGGTGCGCCGGTACCAGCGTGTTCGGTCCAAGGGCCTGGAAGCTTGGTAGGCAAAGGCCGAGGGCCCTTTTCTTCCTCGACAACCAGCTTAGCGGCAGCAACCATTCGCTTTCCGTAGAACTCGACTTTCTCAGCGTCGTACAACGCGTTGTTGTCCGCCTTGTGCTTACCGAGGGTCCGCGCTGCACAGCTACGCCAGATCGCCTTGAACGCCTCGCCCTCGGCGAACGTCATGCCTAGGGTCTCGATCACTTCCAGGCACTGCACGGTGTATGCTGGCCGGCCATCAAGGGTTTCTGTTACATCGGCGCTGTAATAGTCATTGCTGCCGCCGGTTTTGCGTTCCGCGCTCACTTGGCACGCTCCTTGAGCATCGATTCTGCCACCGAGTAGGCCGCGGTGGCCGCCAGCACATCGGGGCTAACATTTTCAGCCTGTGCGACCTTGCCGAAACGGCTAATCATCCCGTCGTTAGCGAAAATGCCCTGCAAGGCGCTCGCGGCAAAGTAGTCGCGGATCGTCAGCCCTCCTTGCTTGATCGTCCGGTCGCCAACCTGTTTCAGCTCACCGAACGCAGGGCCGCCGTCGGCCGGTGCAGCCGGTTCGTCGACGATTTCGAACTTGCGGTAACCGGCAGCTAACATGGCCTCGACGATACGTCTTGAGTTAGGCGCGTCGGGACGCTCGCCCAGGTTATGCAGAATCAAGCTTACGTTCGTATCTAGCGGCATCACACCTTCTCCTGTTCGACCAGCACGAATTGCCAGTGCTCCGAAATTACTGAGTACCCATCGACGCCGGCACCAGTTAGCCTCAGCCCTTTAAACCCCTGGCGCCCTTTGAATTCGTACGACTCTTTCGTCAGCACGTCGAACGGCGCGCGGCGCGGCCCGACCTCTTCGCCGATCGGCACGAAGCGGCCGATGATTTTGTGTTGAGTGGTCACTTGCACGCCTCCTTAACTTCGGCACCCTTCATCCCCGCGGCTATTGCATCCGAGCGGCAAGAAGCCTCGGTGCCTAAGTTGACCGCAACCATGATCACTATTCCGATAATCGCTGCCCTTATCACCGCGAATGCCGCCTGTCTATCGTCCATACCCCTGCACCCCTATCGCTGTCGATTTACAGCCTGCAGGCTATTCGACCTTGAACGCTTTGTCAACAGGCATTAAAAAGCCCTCTCGGCGTTTAAGCGTTGAGGGCTTTGGGGACCAACATCAGGGGTTGCTAAACATTCCGCGCATTGTCCAGGCTATGTGTGGCCGGGAGGGGCGCAACCTGCGCGGTGGGGCTGAGTAGCATCTGCAGGTTATTCGGCCTGAGGCGGTGTGTCAAGCTTAGCGGGTTGGCCACTCTGATAGTTCAGGCCGCAGAATGGGCAGAAGGTGGCGCGGACGAACGTCGACTGGGTAACCTTCTTGACCCCGCCCGCTTTCTTCGGCGCCTGGTAGCGGACTTTGACATTGGTGGCCGCACGGTGCGTCACGCCTTCATCTGAAATCCCGAACACGTAGCCTTCGACCTCGATTTCGAAATTCGCAGAGCCGGCGGGTGCCTTGTCTTGGAAGTGCTTCGAAAGGTTCTCTTTTACTCGTCCGTAGCAATCACAGCTCATTTCGTCTCACTCCTAAGCACAACGCCCCGTACCGGGCCGTCTGGTTTTATTTCACGCACTGTCGACCGATCGGGGTCACGCCATACCGCCGTGCCCTCTTCGCGCGCAGCCTGGACGGCTACCGATCTGGCGCACGTCGCACAGACTGCACGGACGACCATCTGGATAGACTTGTCGGTTGTTTCGATCAGGTAGAGGGGCATTAGTCGGTGCTCCTTGTAGCCTTGGCGATAGCTTCGGCTGCCTGCACAAGGCTCTTACCGGCTAATTTGGCGCTAACTTCACCACCCGTCAGGCATTTCGATAGGCAGTCTGTCACCCGCTGGAGCGCTTCCAGCAAATCAGGCGCAGCGGCTATAAGGCGGGCGTTCGCTTCGTTCTCTAACCTGTCGCCTGAAACCTTTTCCCAATCGCTCACCAATGCGATATGGCGGCGAGGTTCTTCTAAGCGGTTAACCGACCCTCGCAAAACAGAGTTGTCTGTTACCCACGGGCCCGGCGTATGGTTGCTCATACCTCCACCACTTTCGGCACGTAGACTTCAAGCCGCGCGATGGTTTTCTTTGCACTGGCTACGCGCTTTGAGGCCATGGCGGCGACGCGAGCCTGTGCGTCTTCAAGCGTTTCATGGAAGTCTCGACCGGCGCCGTGGGCGTATTGGTCAAAATAGCTACCCTTGCTGCGGTAAATGAAAATATCGCTGCCGAGGCCGCCGATCCGGCCATCAACCTTCAAGATGCCCTGAGTCAAACCGTATTTCGTAACGTATCGAATAGCCATCGCGTCTTTACTCCTGAAAATTTATAGAGCGTCTAGGCTATTCGCCTTTAGCGGTTCGGTCAAGCGATTAAATTATAGGCGAAAGAAAACCCGCCGAAGCGGGTTATCGAAATTGGCACCGGGCCCCGCCCCCAGTAGTCCGCAGTTGTTTGGTTCGGTACTACCCGACCCCGGCTTTAAAACGCTATTGCCGCTGCGGGCGGCATGTTCTTTACCCCATCGGTCCCCCTATCACTGATTACCCGGCGCGTCCGGTCGATCGTCGATAGGGTAGGCGTGCATAGACGCCTCGTTTTAGTTCTGCACTTTCGTGCCTTCCGATGAGCTACCCGTGGTGGGTTCCGACCCCAACCTTCTAAGCAGGCCCTCAAGTTTTCCGCCTTATCGTTTCGAACCGACTCGGTTTGTACCTTGCACTACTGCGCCGTTCCCCTTTCCCAGACAGGGCACACGGGCATTGAATTCGTGTAGACGGCCGGTGCTGAACTCCGGCTTGGCGGGCCCTGCTACTTCACCACTTAAGGCGATTGTGACCTCGCATCGTATCCCGCCGGGGCATGTCTTTCCGCGCATCAGCCTGCGCATTCGCCTACAGGTCCGCAATCTATCCGCCTTTAAACCCACTGTCAACCCCTTCGCTTCAACAGCATGCCGACCTGGGTATTTTTCGCCTTCATCACCTTCTCGAGCGCATACCGGAGGGCGTCGATGTAGTGGTTGTACTTATCGACGATCGTCGTCAGCACTTCACCCGTCAGTCGATCCACCTTGTAGCTGTAGCGCTTGAACTCGTTCTGGATTTCCGGACAGGCCGGATGGACGATTATGCGGTAGGTCTTCAGATGCTCGATCCCGTCCTCAACCGATCCCGCGCCCTTAACCGCGCCCTCAATCCACGGTAGGCAATCGACCTTGACGGTCCCTTGCGGCGTGACGCGCTTGGCCAGGTGGCTGATGGCCTCGGGCCTGGCGCTATCGGCGATCACCTCATGCCGCTCGATGCCCGGTATCCGGCCCTTGAGGAATTTAGCCGTATCGTCCAGGTCTAGCCCGACCTTGCCGCCCTCGGCGTCGATGTAAATCTCGGTTTCATCAGGTGAAATCCAGCACCTGATGCCTGCCGTCGGGTCTTGCGAGAAACCCCAGTCGATACCGTGGTACGGCCCGTGCCAATCGTCGGTAACCTGGCGTAGGCCCTCTTCCCAGCGGCCGGCGAAAATCTTGGACTCGTCGTTCTTGAGGTAAGCGCCGCCCCATATCCAATCGAACTTGCCCGCATCGAAGCTCTTGCGCTGCGTCTCGCGTAGCTTCTGCAGCCCTGGTGGAAACCAGGGGTTATCCGAGGCGTTCATTTCGACGATGCAGTAATCCGGGTCGTTGCGCGCCGCCTCACCGCGGAACCGCAAGTCTACCGGCGATCCCTCGATCTTCGGGTTCCAGATAATCCAGATTTCCGACTTCAGCTTACGCAGCACCGTGGCTTCGAGGTCTACCCATGCCTCTTCGCTGACGTCTTCAGCCTCTTCGACGATTGTCAGGTCGATGTTCGCCTTTGACTTTACCGTTGTCGTCTTGCCGTACAGGCCCTGGAACAAAAACTCTGTGCCGTTGATCCTGGAGCGCAGGTAGTCGATGCCTACGTCATAGGCCGCCGCCAGCCACTCTTCGGACGCAATGGCCGCCTTCAGCTCGGCGTGGAACGAATCCTTGATCGACGCCTGCACTTCTCGAGTGCACAGGATACGCAGCGGCTCGACGACCCCCCATATCGCAGCCATCTTGGCGAATGACATGGACTTTCCAGAGCCCCGACCGCCGTGCACCCCCCTGTAGGTCACAGAGCCGCGCGGCTTGGCGAACATAGGGATCAGCTTAGGTGGCAGCTTGACGACTGCGTTACTCATCGCCTGGGGCCTCTACAGGCTCAACCTGGGCCACCAGGGTGATCGACGTCGGCAGCGTGGCCAACGGGGCGCCGTTCTTCCCAGTCAGCTCTTTGCGATCGACGATAGCCCCAACGAGCTGTGCGTAGAACCGCCTGGCCGCCTCCTGGTCGTGCATCTGGACCTCGATGTTGCCGTTCTTGTCGACCTTGCAACCCTTGTACAGGGCCCGGCCGGCTTCGGACAGGTCGCGGGTGTCCGTGACGATCGTTACCTTGTGCCCCTCGCCCATACAGTGCGGGCAATCGGGGTGCGGATCGCGCGTCTGATCGAAGCCCATCCCGCCAGCCCAATCGGGAATATGCGCATCAACCTTCATGCCCTTGTCGTTGATCCGATACCCGGCGTCTGCGTCAGCGATGGCAGCCTCAAATTCGTGCTCTTTCCACTGGTACTTGAAGCCCTCGCCGTGGCAATGCCGGCAACAGCGATGCTCAATGCGGGCGAGCTCGTTAGGGTCGGCGATGCAGATCAACCAGGTTCGGTGTTTCAGCTCTTCAGCCGTGACGTGGTGCTCTTTGAGCCGCAAGGCCTTGCGGTGCATAGCCGTTTGGTAGAGCGCCGGTTTGAGGTGCGGCTGCTTGAACCAGCTGTACACGCATTTGCGCGCCGTGCTGCGGTCGTAGCCAGCAGCCAGGGCACTGTTATAAGGGTCGAGCGTTTCCTCGTAGCGCAAGATCAGCTCTTGCTCTTTCGCGGTCAGCTCGTCGAAGCGGTCGGGGTACTCGGCCATTGCCTTGCGCCTTTAGTCGGTCAGATAGGCCCGAATATACCATTCCTAGCAACGCCGGTCGTCAATCGTCTTCGAGGACGTCCATGGGAATCCCCACCGACCAGTTTTATGATTTACCGGCCGTAAAGTCTAAATTATGTAATTTCTAGGGATAAAACGGCATCCCTGTCGGCTGCAGGCATCCCTTCGGTGTCCATAATCGCCCTAACTACTTGATTCATAACGGTTTTTACTCACTTTGACAGGCATCCGGAGGGATGTGTGGGATAGTTTGGTCTCTCCCGTGGCTGGCGGGCAGCCCGTAGCGCTCACGGCACCATACGCCTATATACCCTATAATATATTATTCTTATTAACTTCTAAGAGTATCCCTGTCATACCTGTCTAAAAGGCTAGAGGCCCCGCAGTTAAGGGGCCCCGGCTGACAGGCATACCCTGGTCGGATCCCTGCGCCATGCCTGCGAAAACCCACGCGATCCCTGCAGTCGATTAAAATTCTATATCGAAAAGAAAACCCCTATTAAAAATTTCACAAAATAAAAACCCCGCCTTGAGCGGGGTTCTGTTTTACAGCCGTTCGATTCTCCACCTCACACGCTGACCGCGCTCCAGCTTTCCGATGAACCGGCGCTTGCCATGCACCCGGCCCTTAATGTCGCGCAGGAAGTATCCCAGTCGCTGCGAGTTCACCTTGCCGTGATAGTCAGTATTGATCCGTTCCATCGCCTCGAGCCACAGCGGGCAGCGCGCCGGGTCAACGGGCAGCAAACCCAGTTCGTGCAGCGTGTAGCCTTCGTGCTCCAGGCCAAACCGCTCTTCCCACGCATCCATAAGCAGGTCCAGTTTCAACAGCTCAGGGTCAGCCTGCTGCTGCGCCTGCATTTCGTCGAGTGGGTCCCCCCAGCCCAGCCACACGACGGCGCCGCGCACCAATCCATTCCAGTCTTCGAACGATGCGTAGCCACCGATCTGCGCCCGGGTCATCTCCCGGCCGTACGCCGAATAGCTGTACAGCAGGTCGATCAGATCCCCCCGCAACGACTGCAGGCCTTCACGAATAACGGCAACCGGATCAAAGGCGTGTTTCTTGAGCTCCGGGTTCTCATCGCTGTTGAGATTGATGGGCAGGATACGGCGCACGGCGTCGCCTGATACACCCACGTTGTTGCCGTTGAGCACCCATACAGCGCGGTTGGGCAGTTTGAGCATTTTCGATTGGCCCAGGAGACGGCCTTTATAGACAGGTGAGGTCAGCGCCATGCAGAAGTCTGACGAGTCCTTGAGATAGCCCTTGACGTTGTCGAACATCACGGCCAACGGGCCTTCGTCAAGAATGGCGGTCAGCTGCTTGGCCTGCTCTTGGCCATCACTGCTGATAGCCGAAATGCTCACCTCTACGCCGGTCAGCGACAGAATCGCGGTACTGAGCAGGGTTTTGCCGGTACCGTAGGTTTGCGCGTTAACGATGAAAGCTGGCGCGGTGGCCAGGGCCGGCCGGCACACGGCAGTGAACAGGGCCGCCAGGCACACAGCCTTAGCGTTCTGATCAGCGAAGGGGAACTCAGCGAACGGCGCCCATATACGCTGCAGCGCCGCGGCCATCCCTTCCGTAGTGAGCAGTTGAGGCGCCCGGCTACCCTGCAGCACATACAAGCCAGTGCGCTCATCAAGGCCTTGCTCGGAGGCTACTGAGCCATCGGCGCGCACCACCGGCAGGGGGACAGCGGCCTTGATTTCGCCGACACCCGGGAACCACTCGCGCTCAACCACTCGTCGCATCAGCTCGCCCGGCAGCTTCGCTGGTTGGCCCTTGCCCCCCTTCTCGACCCGCATGTGCGTTTCGACCTCGGACGCTATGGTATTGAGTGTGTGCTTGAGAATACGTCCGTCAGGCAAGACACTGACAAGTTGCTGATTACGCTGGAACAGGTTCGGGAAAGTTGGCAACGCCTTGACGATCGCACGCTCGGCGCTGACCAGTTTGCCGTCATCGACCTCAATCAGGTGCTTACCAGCGGCTACCTGTTCGGCGGTTAGCCGGCCAACAGTCGCCCAGGTTGTGCGGTTGGCGCAGTTGTGAGCGATCCAGGCGCGCAGCTCGGGCGTATCCGCTGCAGCCGGGTGGAACAGGATCACTTGCAACGCCGCTTCGCAGTTGCCACCGACCTTCCAGCAGACGTCGTCAAGGATCGAAGCGAAATCGCCCTCGGTCCAGCGCTTGCAGAAATCACGCGTATCGCTGTTCTGCAGTTCCGCCAGGCACGCCGCCGGATCGGTCTCGCCCTTGAACAGCGATACGGGTTCAGTCGTCCAGTTGTAGGCGGGTACTGGCGGCACGATATCCGCACCACTGCCAGCCACCCCCGGCGCTGCACTCGGTTGAGTGCCGGTAAGGGCGGGCGTCGAAGGCGGGAAGCTGTTGAATACCGCCGCAGCGTCTACCGGCGTGCGTTGCGACGCGGCCAGGCCAGCGTCGTGCACCAAGCTGCCCAGCGTACGCGCCCCAGCCTTGAAGCTGTCGTGGTCGTTCCACTTATCCTCAAACTGGCCGTCATCGTGTTTGGGCGAGCGCTCAGACCACTGGCGTGCCAGCTCATAGCCGACGCCCTCAGCATCCTCGGTGTGCTCTTCCCAGTGGCGGATAGAGGCGATAGTCGGCTGCCAGACGTGGTAATCATCCGGGTCCAGGCGATCGAGGCACTCGAGGATCCGCTGCACGTCGTTCAGGTCACCCGCGTGCTCGGTGTTACGTTGGGGCCGGGCGACCCGCTGACGAACGAGAAACGCCGGGATATCGGTCGGTTGTTGGTGTGAAGGGTTTACGCCACCCGCCCAGGTATAGACCCCACCATTTGGGTGGATCGAGGGGGGCAGCACTGCATAGCCGTTGTACTTCCCGTCGATGCCTGCGGCGGGGGCGCTGTCGTAC